AACTTGATGGTTCTACTCCAAGTGGTATTCCAGTTACAGTTATTGTCAATGGTTTGGATAACTCTCTTATGAATAGATGTGCTTTCTTGTATGCTTATCCGCGATCGAAAGTGGGTGACTTTCGGAAGTACGTCTCCCACATCAATTATGGAGATGATTTCATAAATGCTGTCTCTTTTTGGAGAAGGCGTTTTAATTTTATCACCATGCGAGACTTTCTAGCGTCCTATGGGTTGAAAATTACCCCAGGAGTCAAGGATGCGGAAGGAAGGAAATTTGTGGATCGCAATAAGATAGTTTTCCTTAAACGACATAGCGTGAAGTTGCCGGAACTTGATTATAGAGTGGGTGCTTTGGAATATGCATCCATCTTCAAGTCATTGGAGACCGTCCTGTACAGCAAGAATTTGTCCTCCGAACAAGCTTTAGCAGTCAATATTGACGGCGCTCTTAGAGAGTTGGTCTACCATGGACAGGAGGCGTTCTATCAAGAGCAAAAATGGCTGCGAGACCAAGCAACGCAACACGGCATCGCACATCTGTGCGTCCACCTCAACACGAAATATGAGGACCTCCTACGATCACTTCAGAAATTGTGATCGTTTATCGCCTCGGGCAGGCATAAAATGCGTCCCTCTGTGCGTTGGGAATGTACAGGCGAGGAGCCAAACCAAAATCCCCTTCCCGATACAGGTTACCAAGATTTACTAGTACTGCTCTAGTTAGTCTTAGGCATGTCGGGTTTGCCCCATAGCAGGACCCACGCAGTATCTGATGGTGATATCTACTGCGTGCCAAATTCACCACAAATGAATCAAAAGACAATTTTAAAGCCCAGGAAGTACCTGGCATGGAAAAGGTCGGAACTGTAGCTTTCGCACATGCGGACAGACCGATCACTCAGGATGGTATGTCACCGTTTGAATCGACATATCACAAGGGTGAAGCTGCAGATGTTCCCTTGGGAGATTTCCTGGCCAGACCGGTACAAGTATTAGAAACTGAAATATCGGTTGGTAGTGTGTTTTTGAGCACCCTTGATCCCTGGACCACTTTCTTCAACAATGCGTTAGTGAAACGACGTGTTGAAGGGTTCAGACTCGCTCGCGGTAATTTGTGCTTGCGTTTTATGATCACG